AACTGCCGTTGCTTCAGCATCTATTGGTAGTGGTTTCGTCAGTAAGTTGTATTTAAATAATGATGGTTCTGGATTTACTTCACCACCATCAGTTATATTCAGTCCTTCACCAGCGAATGATACTGCTAGAGCAGTAGCAATAACAACAACTGTAGCAAATGTAACTTCTATTGAGAAGATATTATTTACAAATCGTGGTTCTGGATATACAACTCCACCTACAGTAACCTTTACTGGTGGTGGAGGAACTGGAGCAGCAGCAACTTGTTCCATTGAAACTGCTTATAATGGAGTTATACGTCTTAATACCTTGAGTGGTGGTTCTGGATATGGAACTGTACCAAATGTAACTGTTGGTGCACCTGGTGCTGGTGTCACAGCTACTGGAATAGCATCTATTAGTGCTAGTGGTGATGCATCTACTGCGTTCTTTAATCAGGATGATCTTGTTAGATTTATTTACGTAGATGAACCAGGAAAAGGATATACTTCGACACCAACAGTAACTGTAGATGATCCTGATTCGATGTTAGGAATTGGAAATTATCAATTTAATGAAATAGTTAAAGGTGCTAACTCTGGAACAGAAGCAAGAGTTAAGAGTTGGGATGTTGATACACATACTCTTCTAATAGGAAATGTTGGAATTGGTTCAACAGTTGCTGGATTCTTTAGGGGAGAAGAAATTATCGGACAAACATCTGGAGCAAAGTATGCTTGTGCTTCATTTAATTCTGATGATGCTAATGATAAATACAACGAGGGTGATGAATTTCAATTTGAAGCAGATAACATCCTTGATTTCACAGAATCCAACCCATTTGGTGTAGTTTGATATGTTAGGGAATTATTTTTATCACGAAATAATGAGGAAGACTGTTATCGCTTTCGGTACAGTTTTTAATGATATTAATGTTAGACATCAGGATAGTACTAATAAAGATATTTCAAATATAAAGGTTCCTATTGCTTATGGACCTAGACAGAAATTTTTAGCAAGACTTCAGCAACAACCAGATCTTAATAAAGCAGTTCAGATTAGTCTTCCAAGAATGTCATTTGAGATGACTTCTATTGACTATGATTCAACAAGAAAATCTGGTGTTACTCAGACTTTTAAAGCACAGGACGGTAAGAAATTTAAAAAAGTTTTTATGCCTGTTCCATATAATTTGGGATTTGAGTTAAATGTATTAACTAAGACTCAAGATGATGCATTACAAATAGTAGAACAAATATTACCATTTTTTCAACCAGGTTTTACTTTAACTATTGATTTAGTTAAACAAATAGGAGAAAAAAGAGATATACCTTTAATACTCCAGAATATATCATTTACTGATGATTATGAAGGTAACTATGAAACTAGAAGAGCATTAGTTTATACTTTTACGTTTACAGCAAAAACATATATGTTTGGACCTATTGCTGATAGTACTGATGGACTTATTCGTAAGGTTCAGTTGGATTACTATAGTGATACAAATACAAGAACTGCTTCTCGTGAGATGAGATATAGGATAGAATCAAAAGCTAAGAAAGATTACAATGAAGATGGATATATAGATCAATTAGATGATCCATTAATTCCTCCTGGTGATGATTTTGGTTTTACAGAATCTAGAGAATTTTTTGGGGATGATGGTAAAGAATATAGTCCAACTCGTAAGGTAGACATTTAATCATGAAAAATAATTATGACGATTTGAATGAAGCATTTAACACTGAAATAGAAGTTCAGAAAGTTAATGAAGGTGGTTGTGTCCGAAGAAAGGATACAATGACTGATATTACTGATGATATTGATAAGGATTATAAGTACACTAGGGCACAATTATATTCATTAATAGAAAAGGGACAAGAAGCACTTAATGGTATATTGGAACTTGCTGGTGAAAGTGCCAGTCCAAGGGCATATGAAGTTGCTGGTCAAATTATTAAGTCGGTAGGTGATACAACGGATAAGTTAGCAGATTTACAGAAGAAAGTTAAAGATTTGGATGAGGATGCTGTAAAAGCACCTAGTAATGTTACGAATAATGCTCTATTTGTTGGTTCAACTAGTGAATTATCAAAGATGCTGAAACAAGGTATTCTAAATAATACTAAAGACACTTAATCTGTTCAATGGACAATATTAAAGCGAAGCAAGAATCTTTCAGTAATTGGAGATCTCAATTTGAAATAGATGAAGAAGTACAGGGTGGTGTAAGTGTAGAAAATTATGCTGATGGTGTTCAGTTTAATGAAATAGAAACTGTAGATATAATTAAACCAGAACCACTTAATCCTTCTAATTGGAGAAATGATTTAAATATTTTAGATGAAAAGATTTCAAAACCAGCAATAAAAGCTGCTAAAACAGGTGCTACTGTTGGTGCTACTACTGGGGTACTAAAGGCAATAGATAAAGTAACTGATACAACTGATGCTGCTTTGAATATAATGACATCTGCTTTATCAGCAGGTAATACTCAAAGAAATAAAGCTCAATCTGAAGATGAACGATTGACTAAACGTAGAATTCAGATAGCAAATAATGCTGTTGGTTATACTCCATATGTAACAACATCTGAATCTAATGTGACTGAAGGTAATAGAACAAATTATAAAGGAATTGGTTTATCTGGATCAGGTAATAAAAAGGATATGTCTAAAGGTCCAAATGAGCCTGCTCCTGTAGATTATAGATGGATACAAGCAAAAAATTCTAAAAAGAAACCATCAAAGAAAAATACAGGTTTAGGTGATTTTAAACCTAGTGATAAAATATACGCAGGATATGAACCTGAAGGTAAAATTGTTGAAAATGCTGCTGTTAAGGCATTAGTAAAAGGAAAAAATTTAAATAAATTACGTAAAGGAGTATTAAAAGCTACAGGTCTTGCTAGTGGTGTAACAAATATGATGTCAAAAACTGGTATTCCTGATGATATTAATCAAGAACCACCTGCTGATATCAAAAAGGAATTGGATAAACCTCAAGTTGTGAAAGATAGATCACATGGTAAAAAACTTCTTGATGATTTAATTGGCAATCCAATGAAGGATAAGTACAATAAAGATGCTCTTGACCATGAAAAAACTGATAGTATTTTAGATCCAGCAGGTGATCAAAAAACAAAACCATCGTTAGAGCAATTAAAAAAAGCTGCTAAAAAAAGAAGAAAAAAAGTAGAAGAATCAAATTGGAGAAAGGAGCTTGAATTAGGATGAAAATATTATCAGCACAAACAGATTTAGGAAATGCTACTAATGTTTCTAATGCTTCTGTTGTAAGAGTCTTTAATAGCGATTCTTCCAATTTACTTGTAACTAGAAAAACATCTGGTGGTACTACTATAGGTAGTTTTATGGTTCCTACTGGTGAAGCAGTATATTGTGAAAAAGATTATACAGATACTTTAGAATCTACTGCAGCAGTTAAAGCATCAAAGACAGCATTCTCTCCTATGATGAGTTTTGTAAGTCAAACTACTACTGGTTCTTCTTCTCCGACATATACCTATTCAGTATCTTCTACTTCTTTAGATGAAGGTGACAGTTTTACTACTACAGTTACAACTACTAATGTGGATGATGGAACTGTTCTTTATTGGGAATTATCAGGGACTAATATAACCGCTAATGATTTCTCATCTGGAGCATTAACTGGATCAGGAACTATATCAAATAATACATTTAATTTTTCACATACGGTTTCTTTAGACGCAACAACTGAAGGAGCAGAAACTATTCTCGTTAAAGTTTATAGTGATTCTGGTAGAAACACTCAGGTTGGTAATACTGTAAATGTTAATGTTGCCGATACTTCATTAACTCGTACATACACTACTTCATTATCTGTTACTACTGCTGATGAGGGAGATACATTTACAACCACCATGACAACTACAAATGTTGCTAATGGAACTGTTCTTTATTGGGAATTATCAGGAACTAATATAGCATCAGGTGATTTTTCATCTGGAGCATTAACTGGATCAGGAACTATATCAAGTAATACATTTAATTTTTCACATACTATTGCCGAGGATAATTCAACTGAAGGAACCGAAACTATATCTATTAAATTTTATTCAGATTCTGGTAGAAACACTCAGGTTGGTAGTACTGCAACTGTTACTATTAATGATACTTCTGTTGCAGCAACAAGTAATTATAGTGTAGAATTTGATGGATCTGGAGATTATTTAAGTATTCCTAGTAGCTCAGATCTTACTTTTGGAACGGGTGATTTTACAATAGAATTCTGGGCATATGCTGATGATTTTGAATCTAGAGGTACATTTTACGATTCAAGAGGTCCTAGTAGTACTACAGGTATAACAATTGGACATGAAGCATCTTCTGGACAGATCAGAGTTTATATGAACGCTGGTCATGGGGGTGATATTACTGCTCAAACTGATGATTTTTCTACCAACGCATGGTATCATATAGCAGTTACTAGGTCTTCTGGATCTGTTAAATTATTTGTTAATGGTGTCTTAAAATCTACTACAACTCGAACATCTAATTTAAATAGTGACCATGCAGTAAATATTGGGTTCAGGTCTTATACAAGTTCTAGTTATACTTATTTTGATGGAAAGATTTTTAATCTTCGAGTTGTAAAAGGACAAGCACTTTATACTTCTAGCTTTACACCTTCTACAGAAGCATTAACAACAACAAGTCAAAGTGCAACTGCAAGTAATGTAAAACTTTTATGTTGTAACGAATCTACAGCAACAGGTAACACTGTTACTACATCTATTGTTCCAGGTGGAGATCCTACAGCATCATCTGATTCTGATATAAATGTATTTGCTTCAGGAAAGGTAGGTTTTGATGGGTCAGATGATTATTTAAGTCTTGCAAATAGTACTGATTTTGATTTTGGTAGTGGTGATTTTACAATTGAGTTTTGGTTGTACCCTAATAGCAATAGTGGCATCACGGGTATTGTTGGTAAAAGAACTAGTGGAGGGGCAGCCAATACCAATTTTGTAATTTATCAAAATGGTTTAGGAATGAAACTTTGGTTCTCGGACGGGTCTAATTACTTTATTAACGAGATGACAACATCCAACTCACTTAATCATCAAGATTGGAACCATGTTGCAGTAGTTAGAAATGGTACTTCTTTTAAGGTTTATATGAATGGTACTCAGGTGGGATCTACAACCTCATCAAGTACAATAGCTTCTGCTTCTAGACCGCTTTATATTGGTTGCGATCATCCTGGGAATGTACACTTAAACGGTTTTCTCTCTAATCTCCGTATAGTAAAAGGACAAGCACTTTATACATCGAATTTTACTCCTTCTACAAGTACTCTTACAACTACATCTCAGGGTGCAACTGCAAGTAATGTAAAACTTTTATGTTGTAAATCATCTAGTTCTGTTACTGCATATGATGTAGCTCCCAATAATATTACTGCTAGTGGCGATACAGTATCAAAGACAGATAATCCATTTTCTGGTAATGATTATAGTGTAAAATTCGATGGAGCTGCAGATTATTTAGAGATTGCGGATTCTACTGATTTAGAAATTGCTGGTAATCAATTTACAATGGAATGTTGGTTCTATCAGATTAATGATGCAGGTTCAGGAGCTTCCACTCATACTCTTCTTTCTAAATGGGATAATGATGGTAGAAAGGAATTTATATGGAGAATTTCATCGAATAATGGCAACCAAGTTCTTCATTGGCTTTCGTCTTCCAACGGTAGTTCTAATGATACAAATTTCTTTGGTGACACTAATATAACTAATAACGCATGGCATCATGCTGCTGTTACTCGTGATAGTAATGGTACTATAAGAATGTTCGTTGATGGAGTAGTACAATCAACAACTGGAACTGGAGGGACAACGCATTCAAATACACATGAATTTATGATTGGTGCGAATGGGAGTAGTAATATACAACAACATATGGATGGATATATTAGTAATGTTCGTGTTGTGATGGGACAGTCTCTATATGCTAATGGTGGTTTTACAGTTCCAACAGAACCACTTACAAAAACTAGTCAGGGAGCAACAGCATCTAATGTCAAGTTATTATGCTTACAAGGATCTCTTATAGAAAACTATGAAGTTTCACCTCATTCTATTGATCGTAAGGATCTGAATGGTGGTGCAGGTCCTACAGTTGATAATAAAGATCCATTTACTACTACTGGTGGTGCTGTTGATTTTAATGGAGGTGGTTATAATTCTGGTGGTGAAAGTTTAGCAATTGCATCTAATTCTTCATTAGATTTAGGAAGTGGTTCTTTCACTATTGAAGCATGGGTTAAGATGGATTCTACTCAGGGAACTTCTTGGAATGTTCTTGCTTGTTCTTCTGGATATCTATTTGGAAATGGTGTAAAATCGTGGAATATCTATGTTTATAGTACTACAGGACTTCGTATCTATGATAGTTCAGGTGGTCCTGGTGAAAATTGGACAATGGTTTATGGTAATGACAGTTTATTTAATAATAGTAGTTGGACTCATATTGCTTGGACTAGATCTGCTAATGGCGATAATACATCAAACAATAATAATACCGTTTGGATAAATGGTGTAGGACAGGGAAGTTTTAGTAATAGAGATAATAGTTATAGTGATGGACAAGCTCTTTACATAGGTTCTAGTGATTATACTCAAAATGGTAATATTGATGAATATGGATTTGATGGAGCGATTTCCAATTTTAGATTTACAAAGGGACAAGTACTTTATACTAGCAATTTTACCCCAACAACATCACCATTAACAACGACAAGTCAGGGAGCAACGGCATCTAATGTTAGTGTTTTAGGATTACAACATCCTTCAATAGTAACATCTTTTGCTAAGAGTCCTTCAACACCTACAGTTACAGGAACACCTACAGTAACAACAGGACCTTTCTAAATAACTCTATAGTGTAAGTAAGAGTAATGTCAAGAACTTTGATTAAAGGTGCTGAAGCAGCATCTCCGACATCAACAGGAGCAGCAAGTACATTCGGTAATGCTACTGTTGTTCGTTTAGTTAATACTGACACAAGTGCTCACTTAGTAACACTTGTAGAGGCTGCTAATGGGACAGTTGTTGGTTCGTTTACTATGCCAGCAGGTTCAGTTGAGTTTTTAGAGAAAGTAAGCACATATGCAATATTTGCTGCTAATGCTGGAGTAAAAGGGGCATCAGCAGGATTTACTGATTAGTAAGTAATTTATTATTATGAGCCAGCAAGAAGTATACTTAGGTAATCCTAACCTAAAGAAGGCGAACACGCCTATAGAATTTAGTGAAGAGAATATTGTTGAATTCCTTAAATGTAAGGAAGATCCCGTTTATTTTGCAAGAAATTATATAAAAATAGTGTCTCTTGATGAAGGATTAGTTCCTTTTGATATGTACGATTTTCAAGAGAAGTTAATTAAAAATTTCCATAAGTCTAGATTTAATATCTGTAAGATGCCTCGTCAGACAGGTAAATCCACTACTTGTGTATCTTACTTATTACATTACGCTGTTTTTAATGATAATGTCAATGTTGCGATTCTGGCAAACAAAGCATCCACTGCTAGAGATTTACTTGGCAGGTTACAACTTGCATATGAAAATTTACCTAGATGGATGCAACAAGGTATAATATCATGGAACAAAGGATCACTTGAATTAGAAAATGGATCAAAAATTTCAGCAAACTCTACGTCTTCATCTGCTGTCCGAGGTGGATCCTATAATGTCATCTTTCTTGATGAGTTCGCCTTCATTCCGAATCACATTGCTGATGACTTCTTTGCCTCTGTTTATCCTACTATTACGTCTGGACAAAGTACTAAAGTAATTATCGTTTCTACCCCAAGGGGTATGAATCATTTTTATCGTATGTGGCGTGAAGCTGAAAAGGGTAAAAGTGAATATGTCCCAACTGATGTTCATTGGAGCGAAGTTCCTGGTAGAGATGAAGCATGGAAAGAATCAACAATCGCAAACACATCAGAGCAACAGTTTAAGATTGAGTTTGAATGTGAGTTCTTAGGATCTGTTAATACACTTATTAATGCAGCAAAACTTAAAAATCTAGTTTTTGAAGACCCAATAAACAGAAATGCTGGATTGGATGTATATGAACAACCTATACCAGAACATAATTATATGATCACAGTAGACGTTGCTCGTGGATTGGGTAATGACTACTCTGCTTTTATTGTTTTTGATATTACAAATTTTCCATATAGGGTAGTAGCAAAATATAGGAATAATGAAATAAAACCTATGCTCTTTCCTAATATTATACATGATGTGGCAAAGGGTTATAATGAATCATTCATCTTAGTAGAAGTAAATGATATAGGAGATCAGGTTGCAAGTATTCTTCAATATGATTTAGAGTACGATAATCTTCTTATGGCATCCATGAGAGGAAGAAATGGGCAGATTGTTGGACAAGGATTCTCTGGTAAGAAATGTCAGTTGGGTGTAAGAACAACAGCAGCAGTTAAGAAGTTGGGTTGTTCTAACTTAAAGACTATGCTTGAAGATGATAAAATATTAGTTAGTGATTATGATATTATATCAGAATTAACTACTTTTGCTCAAAAGCATAATTCATTTGAGGCAGAGGAAGGTTGTAATGATGACCTTGCTATGTGTCTTGTTATATTTGCTTGGGTAGTAGCACAAGATTATTTTAAAGAAATGACGGACAATGATGTTCGTAAAAGGATATATGAAGAACAAAAGAATCAGATAGAACAGGATATGGCTCCGTTTGGTTTTGTTGCTGATGGTTTAGATGATACTACATTTGTTGACAATGAAGGAGATGTGTGGCATACTGATGAGTACGGAGATAGATCATACATGTGGGATTATAGGTAATGAATCTAGATGATTTTGTTTATGTTAAAGATAATGTTTTAAGTAAAAATATATGTAAAGATATTATTAATAGATATGAAGAGGATAATAGAAAACAACATGGAATGGTTGGAATAGGATCTGATAAAAAAGTAGTAGATTCTAATTTGAAAACTTCTATAGATCTATTAATCAGTGAACATGAGGAATGGAAAGATATTGATGATATGCTGTGCTATACAGTTACAGATATGATTCAAGATTATATTGATCATTCTTATAAGTTTTTTAATAAATTAAGTCCAAGACCAAGTCCATTTCATGGTGTTGGTTTTACAGATAGTGGATATAATGTAAAAGGATATGATCCAGGTGGATATTTTCATTGGCATGATGATTTTGCTATCTCGGAAACAGGTAATGTGAGAATGATAGCAATGTTAATTTATTTGAATGATATTGGTATTGGTGGAGGTGGATATACAGAGTTTATTAGTGGTAAAAAAGTTAGACCATCTGCTGGAAGAGTGCTTATGTTTCCAGCTACTTGGAATTTTATACACCGTGGTGTTCCACCTAAGAAAAATAAAAAATATATTATTTCGACTTACTTGTACCAATAGATGGATTTTGAAGATCAATTAGAATTAGATCATTTACTTCTAAAAGAAAGAAAATGTAGAAGTTGTGGAAAAGTAAAAGATTTGATGGCCGATTTTTATTTAACTCGTAAGGATAGAACATACCCATCAGCATATTCTTATGAATGTAAGGTATGTACTATAAAAAGAATAAAGAATAATAGGAAGAATAATAATCGTTATATTGATTGGTCTTACCCCGATTGGTAATGTTCATGTATGGTTTCCCCAATAGAAACATACTAAACCATAAATAATTTCAGCAATAATCTGAGACTCGGAGAGTAATAAGATGCCACTAAATTTAGCATCTCCTGGTATTGTAATAAGAGAGGTTGATTTAACAATCGGACGAGTGGATCCTACGAGTGGATCGACAGGAGCACTTGTCGCCCCATTTGAAAAGGGACCTGTTGGAGACCCACAATTGATTGAAAGTGAGGATGATCTTCTCCAAACTTTTGGTAAACCATATTCAGTTGATAAGCA